TAGAAAAAGAAAATGTAAGAAATGCACTAATGCAACTATGGCGTGTGTCAGTTGTTGCTATTTTTTTATATTGTCTGTTTAATCAACTACTTGAGTGGACCGACATTCTTATAGTTATTGGTGTTCATTATGTTTTATACTCACTGGGCTTAGAAATTGCTTATCATAAACTATTAGCACATAGAGCATTTAAAACATCAAACTGGATACGAAATACGTTGGTCTTTATAGGCACACTACTAGCACATCCACCAGTAATTACCTGGGTTGACATACATAGAATACACCACTCAAACTCAGATAAACCTGGTGATCCTCATTCTCCCTGGGTACCAAAAAAAGGATTTTGGAACTATCTAATAACTACTAAAATGCCACCAATTAAAAATACCTATGAGTTTGGTAAAGATAAAACTATTATGTGGTTTGAAATTAATCAACTTCCTATAATGTATACAGTATCTGCTATTTTAATATTATTATTTGGATTAAAAACAACATTGGTTTGGTATTTGTTGCCAAGTTTTTTATCACCATTTTTCTTATCTGTGGCCAACTATTATACACATCAAGGAAAATATAATGGTTACGATCATGCTAGGAATTGGTATTGGGTTGAAATACTTACACCTGGTATGGGCTTTCACGGTAATCATCATGATACAGCAGGTAGTTGGACATTGGCTAAAAAGTATTGGTGGATAGATCTGTCCAGTATCGTTGTAAAATTAATTAAGAGGTAGTATAATGTTAGAATGGTTAAAAGAAATTTGGAATGATTACATACTATTAAAAGATATTGAATTATTAGATGAAGCATATATGGAACTACACATTGACGAAAAGTTGCACCACGGAGAATTCTAATGTTAGATAAAATTAAAAAAGTTTTTCAAAAGAAAGAACTACCTAAAACAAAAAACACTAAAAAGAAAACACCAATGGAGATTGCTACAGAAGCAGGCGAACCATATGTTAATGTTTTAGGTATGGATGTCAGCCCAGACAATATCAGCAACGGCAGTTTTGAATTAGAATTTAACGATATATTTGTTGCTAAACTAATTAGAGCAGGTTATCAACAGAAACCTGAAGATACAGATGCTGAAATTGTTGATCGTTGGTTTCAAACTATTTGTCGTAATGTTGCTATGGAAACGTATGAACAATTTCAAGCTGATCCAGACAACAGACGCAATTTAGGTAACGGATATACGGAGGTTAAATAATGGACTTATCATTTATTACAGCAGACTTTTTAAACGACATATCATGGTTTGATGGCATCATATACATCATATTACTTCTAGGTGTGTATGCCGCAATCAAATGGATTAACACCAGGATCAAGTAATATGAAAGTAGAAGACACTCCCTGGTTTGAATCTACCCCATTAATAGATCATCCTTTATATTATGTGTTTGAAGACAAGTATCCTGTAACCAAAGGACACGTGCTATTTGTGCCTAAGGTAGATGATCCCTATCATAGAAAAGCCTGCTACGAAGAAGCATATGATTGGGGTGTAGACCTGTTTAAAAAAGGTTACTGTGATGGTTTTAACATAGGACAAAACATAGGCGAGTCTGCAGGACAGACTGTTATGTATCCTCACATTCATCTTATTCCACGCACTACGGGCGATTGTGCAGATCCTAGAGGTGGTATACGTGGTGTTATTCCTGAGAAACAGAAGTATTAGATGATACTACTAATTAATGGCGACAGTCATGCCGCTGGTGCAGAAGCAGTAAACAGTTACGCATTTGCTGAAGATGATCCACGTTACGTTTACCAAGGACGTAAACCACACCCAGACAACATTATTCACAGTTGGGGGTATCATTTATATAGACCATTAAAAGCAAAGTTTCATTGCCTGGCGGAATCAGCAAGTTCAAATGATCGTATTATACGAACAACCAAACAATATTTAGAAACCTATAACGGCAACGAAGAGCTACTAATTGTAATTGGTTGGTCAACCTGGGAAAGACAAGAATGGTTAATAGATGGAACCTACTACCAAGTTAATGCTTCAGGTATAGATGATGTTCCTGAGAGTCATCAACAAAAATATAAAGAGTTTGTGGCCAATGTTAATTGGGAAGAATGTACTCGTCAAGCACACCAAGATATCTGGAACTTTCACAAAGAGTTAGAAGAACAAAATATCAACCACATATTCTTTAACGGTAACAGTCATTTCTCAGACATTAAAGATCAGCAAGATTGGGGGCTAAGTTATATTAGTCCGTATGACTATAAAGAAACATTTGACTATTGGTTAACCGAGCAAGGTTATCAAAAAGTAAACCGTAACAGTTATCATTATCCGCCTAATGCACACAAGGCCTGGCAAAAGAAATTATTACGTTATATCATTGACAATAAAATTGTTTAGTAGTATAATAATAGAATGAAATACTTATTAATTGACACAGCAAATACATTCTTTAGAGCAAGACATTCTGCACACAGAGCAAGTGATACAGAAGAACGTGTAGGCTTTGCTATACATGTTACACTGGCGAGTATCAATAAAGCATTCCGTGATCAGAAAGCCAATCATGTTATATTCTGTTTAGAAGGACGTTCATGGCGTAAAGACTACTATGAGCCTTATAAAAAGAATAGACAAGTTGCTAGACAAGCGTTGACAGAATCAGAAGCCAAAGAAGATGAAGCGTTTTGGCAGGCCTTTGACGATTTAAACAGTTTTATTATAGACAAAACAAACTGTACTACCCTACAACATCCTGAACTAGAAGCAGATGATTTAATAGCAGGTTGGATACAGAGTCATCCAGATGATGAACACATTATAGTATCTAGTGATACAGACTTTTATCAACTGTTGAGCAACAACGTAAAACAGTATAACGGTATCTCAGATGAGCTACACACTATTGACGGCATCTTTGATAAAAAAGGTCAGCGTGTTTTAGATAAGAAAACTAAAGAACCTAAAGTAATACCTGATCCAGAATATATTTTATTTAAGAAATGTATGCGTGGTGATCCTACAGATAATATCTTTAGTGCATTTCCTGGTGTAAGGGAAAAAGGCACACGTAATAAAGTAGGCCTACTAGAAGCATTTGAAGACCGCAAGTCAAAAGGTTACTCATGGAACAACCTAATGCTACAACGTTGGGTAGATCATAATGAACAAGAACATCGTGTGTTAGATGATTATGAACGTAATAGGATATTGGTAGACTTGACAGCACAGCCAGATGATGTTAAAGTAAAGATAGCTGAAACAATAGCACATGGACAACAACCTAAGTCAGTACAACAGATAGGCACAAAGTTCTTAAAATTCTGTGGTAAATATGATTTGGTAAAACTAAGTGAAAATGCAACAACAATAGCGGAGTGGATGAACGCAGGTTATCCAGAAAAAGAATATGGTTAAAACTAAAGAAGTAGATTTAAAACATATTAAGGTTACAATACATGCCAAGCCTATTGTAAAAGATAAGTTTTGGGTATTAACAGCAGACGACCAACGTGTAGGCGAAATTAACAAACAAGAAGGTCTGGGATATAAATTAAAGATTGGCGACTCTGTGTTTAATTACAAAAACATTAACAGAATTAAAGCCAATGCTAATATTGAATTCGAAAAACAAATAACTGCCAAAGAGCGTGAAGAAAATCAAGTTCACGAGTATCCTACAGATCAAACACCATTTAATGGTGTTTGGAGTTTGCAACAAAAGGCTCCTATCTTTACCAAAGAAGAAGATTCAAAGTCATGGTTTGCCGCTGGATGGTATCTAGTAAAACAAAATAAAATATGGCGTCAAGACTTTTGCCCTAAACTAATTACACTTCAAAGATACGATTACCACGGTCCATATAAAAGTCAAAAAGATTTATTAAAGGTAAAAGCATGATCTACATACAACGTTTCTTAGATAGACTTAAAAACCTTCAAGGTCAGAGTGCAAAAGACTTTACTATGAGTATGCACGAAGCCAACAACTTACACGCAGATATAACCAAGTTACTGTTAGAACTTAAAACACACGCAAATAACAAATCCACAGACGAAGTCATTGAAGTAGAACTTAAAGGCGACGACTTCTAAGATCACTGTAAAATCAATGATTTTACGTAGTTTTCTTCTATAAACTACTTATATAATTGGCATAAATAACTGTACTTAATTAACATAGGTACAGAAGAAGATGAGTAGACCTAGGCCTACCGTACTTGTTGAAATTACCAACAAAGAAACATATAAAACAGAGCAAGTACTTGCTAGTGAAGGCATCTGGGCGGTTTATTACGAAAACCGTCCTATTAACCTTAAAACAAGTAACTATCTTGTTCAATACCCAGGACCAAAGTACAAAAAAGTATCATTTAGTAATCCTGGACATGCTATCAATTTGGCTAAAAAACTTAACGAACAGTTTAAAACTGACAAATTCACAGTAGTACTTCTTAACAAAGGAGATACTATCTATCCCGAAGGTGCAAAAAAGTAGGCAGAGTCTAACTAAGACTCTATGCGAACTGGCTAAAAAATATCCCGTTGATTACAACACTGCTATGGCAACATGGTGGTATAACAAATACAGCGGGAACAGCCTTCGCTTAACTGTGGCCGGCTTTTTAACTTTAACAGATGATGTAGGTCTAGAATACTACACCTGGCGTTTGGAAGAACCTCTAAGAGTTACTCCAAGTATATTACTCAAACTAGATCGCAAATTAGAAAATCCCTACTATGTTAGATTTGGCGGCAAGAAAGAAATGTTTATTCATTCCTTAATCTTGTTTGCTGAAAAAGAAGCAACCTACCTTAATTTAATAGATAACTTAGACAAGTTTTTGGATAATTTATAATTCCTAGTCTGCCCACTTGATAAATATTGGCATGATTGATCTTTTACTTATTTTAGTACTTCTTGTTCATATTAACACTGTGGCATATACTCTTTATATACATAGAGGAAAAGCACATTCGTATTGGACATTTCATCCAATACTAGAACACACATTTAAATTTATATTATGGTTCTTCCGTGCTATGCCATATCCAAACTGGACCAGAGACTATACTGCATATCATAACAGACATCACTATTATGCTGACACTGCTGATGATCCACACAGTCCAGATCATTATAGTTTGCTTGAACTAGCTATGATAACCAAAGATAAAAATAAACCAACTCCACACGGATTTACCGAAAAAGATGTTAAACGGTTTGCTGGTCACATTGACCCTAAAAAAGAAGAGTCCTGGATTGAACGTGAATTATACTACAAATACCCAACAGCAGGATTAGCTATATTATGGATTATATTTTCTTACTACTTTGCTTGGTTAGGATTTGTAGTAGGTCTAATATTATTTTTAACTCCAAGATATCAAAGTGTTATTGGCGGAATATGGATCCCACATAAATTTGGATTTAAATTATATAATACAAAAAAAGCAAGTAATGCAAAACAATTTGGGTGTTGGGGGCTATGGTGGGCCGGCGAAGAGCTACACGAAAATCATCATATTGATCCAAGCAATCCAAACTGGGCAAGAAGATGGTATGAATTTGATTTAGGATATTGGTATGCAATTTTATTTTCTAAATTAGGATTACTAACTTTTAAAAAATGATTTATTCACCATTTAAACCAGACTGGTATTATAGCAAATTTACAATTACTAACTTAGAACAAATACAACAAGAGTTCTTGTCTGTTAAAGATCATGTTTGGCATCAATTCAGTGATCATGATTTAACCAAACAAGGCGACTGGTGGGAATTTAGTGCTATGCCCGGTTCTGAATTAGAACAACACATACCAACATTTATTAATTGGTTAAAACAGGTAGGCATCTATGATAAATGGATTTCAACAGCATTTAGTGTAGTTAACAGTAATGCTAATCCAATGCGTACACACGTAGATAGTTTAGACACAGATAACAGATATCTAAGTTTAAATATTCCAGTATTAAATTGTAAAAACAGTTATACCGTATGGTATGATGCTGAATTAGATCATACAGAAGTAGCACCGGACTTACAACCTGATGAGCCTGGATATGAAGAATTAAACACAAGATTTAAATATGATCCACCGTTACGTTATGGTCGTTGGACTATAGCATCTACAGAACGCGAAGTAATGAGAGTTGAAACAGTGCAACCTGTATTAGTAAATGTTAGTATACCACATAGACCTGTAAGCAATCATAATGAAATGCGTATACTGGCCTGCTCAAGATTTACACCAGAATTAACAGAACAAGAAGTACAACAACTAGGTATTGAAAGGCCTTTTGAACAACTATGAAGTTAGAACGATTAGCAGTAACTGGATTAGGAATTGTAAATGGACTAGGTCATGACATTGAATCTAGTTGGCAACGTTTACTCAATAATGAATCTGCCATTAAAGACTTTGAATGGCCTGACATTGAAGATCATGTGTTTAGAGAATATAGAGCAAACTGTCCTGTTAAGGTAGGTGCTGGATTAACTGTTCCTGAATGCCCAAGGCCAGAATGGGAAAAAGAATGGCGTAACCTAGATCAAAGTATTCGGTGTGCTGTACACGCTAGTGATCAAGCATTAAAGTCTAGCGGA